GCCTGTTTGAATGGGACCATACCCTGGGCGCAATTAACGACGGGACGGGCGTCCATTATATTCAGCTGCAAGTGCGCCGGGGAAGCTACGCTGAAGCCAAGGCGGTCTGTACAGCGCTTTTTGTACTGCTTGACAGCGGAACAGAGGAAACTGTACTCAACCTAACGCCAGAGGTGTTCTGCATTGCCCGTCCCAGGCGCGCCCCGGTCAAAATGGACGCGGGCAATGACTATACAACATTTTATTATGAACTGGCCTTATGGGGCCGAAACTAAGGAGGAATGCAATTCATGGGCAAGAAATATCTAAAGGGGTTTGCGAACCTCGGCATGCTTCCGGTAACGGAAAACACCAGCGCGGCCTACAAGGTCACCGGAGAGATCAAAAAGTTCCCGGGCGCGCGCTCCTGCTCCCCGACGGATAACCGGGAAGATTTTTCAATTCCGGGCGACGACGGCATTTATGACAGCGGCGCTGAATGGCAGAGCACCGACTTGGTCATTACTGTTAACGAAATGTCCTTAGAGCTGCTGGCGTTTATCGGCGGCGTGGATGTTGAAGATGTGGTGGATGAATTGGAGGAGGGCGTTTTTGATAACCCGCCCGAGCTCGCCATCACCTTTTCGGCCCTGATGGGAACCGGCGGCTACCGCCTTTACCGCTATTATGCAGCGAAGTGCACTGGCTACAGTGTCAGCCACACCACCAAAGGAGACAATAACGACGCGCAAACCTACGAGCTCAATTTTAACTGCAAGCCCCGTGAAATCGACGGGAAAGTACGCGGCACCAAGGACGTGGATAAGGGAACCGCGCTCACTTGGCTTGAAACCATTCCCGCCCTGCCGGCTGTAGACCCCGGCCCCTAACTAAAAAACAGGGAACGGCCTGAAAACCGTTCCCTTTAGGAGGAAAATAAGTATGCTGTTACGGCATTTTTTACATAAAGAGGACCCCAGTCTGAAAATGAGCTTTCCCCAAGAGGAAACGCTTTACGGCGTGCGAATCCGCAAGCTTCCGGTGGGAAAATACCTTCAGGCGATGAATGCAATAGAAGGGCTGCCCGCGGCGCTAATGAAGGCCTTGTTCCCCAACGGCCAGAGCCTGGAACAGATGCTTGCCGTCTTTTCACAGCTGAACACAGAAGGGGCGGCGGCAATTCTATCCCGCCTATTAGGGACGCTCCCGGAAGAGTTTTGCCGCCTTGCCTGCTCTTTGCTCGATATTCCGGAAAGCCGCGTGCTGGACCCGGACGCCACAGACGCCCTGAGCCTGGGCGAACTCACAGAGATTTTGGAGGCTTTCTGGCAAATGAATGATCTGTCCGCTTTTTTCGGGATCGCCCGCCGGCTGATTCAGACAGCGGCGGGGACTCCCGCAGCTGGTTCCAGCGCTGGCTCGCCTGCGCTCAAAACATCGGGCTGACAAAGTCCGAGCTTGTCAATGAATACTACTTTGATGAATTTTTGGTGATGATGGACGAGTATGCCGCTATTCACCACGTTGACATGGACCACAACGAAGAGGTTTATGCAGACGAAATGGAGGAGCTGTGACATGTGACATGCTCCCGCCGCCTAAAGAGGCGGGGGCTTCCTGCTAAGTTATGTTAAAAACGGAGGTTGAAAGAATTTTTTTCAAACCGCCGCCCATATATTAGCGCCACGGCAACCGCAGGCAGCTTAATGCCGCAAAAAAGCGCCCGGAAAACCGGGCGCTTATGTATAAAGGCTATCCAGCCTTTTTGAAAAGTGGAATCTGCACCTGCACCTGTGTTTTTCCGCCCATTCCAGCAGCGCGTTAACCCCGTTTCTGTTGGTTGCAGAATCCTCCTTGAGGCTTTCAATATCCTCCTGCCCCTGATCCAACCGGGTTTCCATACGGTCCAGCCGGCCATTGATAGGGCTAACTTGCTGTCCATCAGTCGGGCAATCGCTTCCAAGTCATTTTTATCTAACACATCGTCTCTGTGAGACAAGTCGCAAGAAGATTCATTCCTCACCTCTTTCTAAATTTGAGAAAAAATTAGCACATTTTGTTTTTTTAGTATTGTGTACATCGTTCACTTATGCTATACTTTGAGCGAGGTGAAGAAATATGAATAACATACAGAAATTTTTCAAAGGTATGGCTAGTTTTGCGACTGCATTTTTAATAGTCGGAATTATTTCTGCGGTTGTGTCTATCATTGCAATTGCTTATTTGGCTCAAAACATATTCATAGTGGCCTTATATGGAGTAGGCTCAATTTTTCTCATAATCGCTTTGTACTACTTGCTGCAAGGGGCGGCATATATAGGTTACCGTGTTTACGGTAACGTAACACCGCCGCCTGCCCCTCCTCTGATGTCAGAACATTTAGTGCCAGGAAATGAGAAAAAGTAAATGTTTTTTATGAAAACTGCCGTACTAATTACTTGTATTATATTTTAGCTGAGGTGAGGAAAGATGAACAAAAAGTTTTTTGAAAACATGAAATTGTTTGCAAATGTCGTTGCATGGGCCGGCGGAATTTGTGTTGTCATCATGTTGATTACCTGTGTTTGGGTGGACGTTCCTGCCTATAGCGCTTACAGCAGTCTTAGCACGAGATCGGCTTTCAGTTGGACAGGGCTGGTTTCTACCTTAGGCGTTGCCTTGGCTACCTTTGCCGGGTACTATATCGTGAAAGGCATTGCTTTGCTGGGTATCAAAGCATACAGTGAAGAAGAGCCTCAATCCGGCAATTCACAAATATCTGAGCACTCAGACCCCGGCGATGAAAAATCTTCAAGATAATAAAATTTTTAAAAGCACGCTTTGCAGGCGTGCTTTTCTTTCTGGTAGTCTGGCATTTGGCTAAGTCTTTGGCGTTTCTCTTTGTCATAGCTCTACTTCCTTGTTGATTTTACAAATTGAATATGATAATATTAGCCGTGGGTACTGTCACGAACGGCAGGCGGTTAGCCACTCCCCTATTGAAAGGGGGTGGTGCTTATGGTTACATATGAGGGTCTTTTTGCCTTCTGCATGGTAATCATCAGTATTATTGCTCTTTTTCTGAGCAAAAAGAAATAACCGCCCCATCGTCCAAAATGTAGCGGTTATTCTTTAACTCCTATTTTGGGCTAACCGTCGGCTGACAGTGCCCTTCTTGTATTTTAAGTATAGCCGTAATCTATGCTTTTGTCAATATTCTATTCAGCCCTTTAGGGTTCTATGTAGCCGCGAGGGCTTTTGTTTTGCCCTAATAGGTGTGATTTCAAATCATACCTATTAGAGCTTCGGATTTTCTGGCCTGAGTACCTACCCCTTGTACAATGAGATTGGAATACTTCGATTTTAAATCGAAATAAACAATTATCATGAACAGATGCGATTTTAAATCACACCTGTCCTAGATTGCTTCGGTAAACTTATCCCATATGGGGGTCCTTTTGGGCGCAATCGACCTCCGCTGTATGGGTGCCCTGAAACGGAGCATACCTCATCCGCAGTCTACAGACTAACAAATCGTTAGGTCGTGGACATGCCTGGATGAGGTGGCGATTTACCATATCATCTGCTAACCGGACATTTTGACCACTTGCCAGATCGACGCTTTGTAAGCGTGCTTTTTCTTTCCGGCTGCTTTACTTAACAACAGCCTAAAGCCAAACAGAACCACGCTCAACATTCGGGCGTGGTTTTCTTATACCTATTTTTAGGAGGAAATCAATATGGGCGATGTGAACCTGGGGACAATATCCGCAGAGCTTGATTTAGATACCAGCAAAATGAACCAGCGCGTTGATGAAGTTTTAGACGCGTGGGACCGTATGAATAAGGGCGCTTCTGAAGCTTCAACCGGCCTTAGCGGAAAGATGATAACCGGCGTGAACCAGTACCAGCAAAAATTGGACATCATCGCAAGTAAATTGGAACGGCAGCGCAAATTGATTGCTCAATTGGAAGCCACGTCGAATAAACCAATCATAGGTTCCAACTCTGCCGCTGAAGTAGAAAAAGCAACCGCGCAGCTTGAAAATGAAAAAATCAAGTTAAAGGAACTAGAGGCCCAATTTGACCGCACTTATAACGCGCAGCGTAATTTTATTTTACAGCAGGACAAAACCGCTCAGAAGGTTCAGGAAACCGCCAAAAAGATGGATCTCCGCGAGGCCGGAGCCAATGCGCAGATCGGCGCAAACCTTGCCGCTACAGGGCTGCGCAGCATAGATCAGATCGCGCCCGGCGTAGCGGGAAACATTGGCAACATTGTTACACAGATCAACTATGCACGCCAAGCGATGACAAGCGCAAGCTCTGCTCCGATGAAGTGGGCAATGGGGATTTCTACCGCCGTTGGAATTGCTTTAACCTTAGTGGTCGCCGGCATTCAGCAAATGCAAGAGGCGGAGGAGGAACGGCAACGTATATTTGATGAAAGCGTTCAAAAGATTCAGGATTATGCAGATAAAATAAAGTCTTTTACAGATGAAATAAACACTCTTAACAACGCGTCGGCCAGCACCAACGAATTAGTGGAGGCAAATAGAAACTTGGCTAACACATTTCCTGAACTAGTAGTGGGATGGGATAATAATGGTAACGCAATTCTCGCCAATAACCAGGCGCTTGATGACTATTTGGAGACATTGAAAAAACAGCAGGAGATCCAACGAGAAAGCATAGTATCCAAAGGGTATGATTTACAAAACGAGTATAATTCGACTAAAGAATCTTTAGATTCACTAATAGAAGCACACCAAGTTTTAAATGGATCACAGGTAGATTTTTTTAGTAATATAGATAAATATGTGTTGATCGGGAATCTTGATAAACCTTACGCTGAGGAGGTAGCGGATTTAGAAAGTAAACTTATCGAGACAGAAACAAAATTGAAAAGCCGTTATAAAGGACTTGTGCAGGGAGAAATTGAGCTTACCAATATAAACGGAGAGGTCATTGGGACATATCAAGAAATGAACAACGCACAAGAAGCTGTGGCAAATAATATTATCCTATCCCATATGCAAGATTTGATTAATGAGAGCATAACCTATGAAGCGGTGGCTAAAGAAATCAACAGCGTAATCAATGACCAGAAAGCACTCCAAGAGCAATATGGGAATTTACTGGCACAAAATGACGCTTCAGCTAAGCAAGCCCAGCTTGAACAGATACTCACGGCCCAATACGGGCAGCAGGAGGCTACTATCGAGGACCTGAGCAACGCCTATACGGCGTTGTCGGAAGGACGTAAGCTGGAGGAAGCCCAGCTTAGCAAGCTGGCGCAGACCTACCCGGAAATTAAGGAATATTTACAGGAAACCGGAGATCTCACCCTGAAAAACGGGCAGATCATCGCCGAGGCAATGAACGGGATTGATTACAGCGGACAAATCAGCGCCCTTAATGATCTGTCCGGCGCCTATCAGTCCTTGTCGGAGGGGCAGATGCTTTCCGTCAGTCAGCTCTATGAGCTTGGTCAGCAATACCCGCTGATTAATGAATACATCAATCAAACAGGCGACCTGACACTTCAAAACGGCGAGATATTAAAGCAGGTATATGAAATCCAGCGGCAAAATACCATTGAGACACTGTCTGCCAATCAGGCGCAAGCTGAAGCAATGGCACAGAAAACCTCCGCTAATATCCGAAATATTGAAGCAGAAATTCAAGCCATGCAGCTTTTACTGTCTCTATATCGGGATCAGGCAAGTATTCAAATGACGCAAGACAACATTGCTAGCAAGCAAAAAGACTTGGAAAACCAAAAAGCTATTCTTGATGAGCATAAGGCCGCCGCAGATAAAGCCGCTGCGGCAATCAAAGCCCTCAGCGGCAAATCAGCCAATATCGGCTGGAGCAGCGGCAGCAGTACGAAAAAAGGGTCTTCTAAATCTTCCGCTTCTACTAAAAATGAAGCCTATCAGGCTGAGCTCAAGCAACTTGAACATAAGAGAAAGATGGACCAGCTGACCTCCCAGCAGGAATTAGACTGGCTCCAGCGGCTCAGCAAACAGTATAAGCTTAGTGCCGATGAAAAGATGGACCTGGAGTACCGTATTTATTCCGTCCAGAAAAAGTTGCAGGAAGAGGCCGAAAAGGCGGCGGCAGAGCGCCTGAACGCTGAATATAAGGCCATTGAAAATAAAAAGTCCCTTGGCCAATTATCCGCACGGGAAGAGCTCGCCTGGCTGCAAAAAATCCAGCGGACTTTTAAAATGAACAAGGAAGAACAGATGGAGCTGGAAATTAAGCTCTACAATCTCAAAAAAGAACTCCATGAGGAGGAAATCAATAACCTGAATACCATCGGAGACGCCGTCACAGAGGCCCTCCGCCAACGCTATGAGCAGCAAAAACAGGACGAAGAAAAACGGATTGACGAGAGCATTGAAAACTGGCAAACCTGGGAGGATGAAACCTGCGAGGCCATTCAGGGCCAAATCGACGCGCTGGACGAGCTGGAAAAGCAGCAGGACAGCGAGGAAAAACGCCGGGAGTATGAGAACAAACGGCAGGCTGCCGCGCTTCAGCTAAAATATGAGAAGGATGATTACAACCGCAAGCAAATTGAAAAGCAGATTGCTCAGATGGACGCGGAAGAGCAGAAACGGCTGGACGAGGAGGCGCGCGAGGCTGAGCGAAAACGCCTGGAGGAACAGATGGAGCAAATCAAGGAAACCTCTTCCCAACAGCAGCAGGCGCTTGAAAAGGAAAAAGAAGCGCTTGCCGAACAGTATGAAGAGCTGCTGAAAGAATTTAACCTACGGGCGGAAGCAGAAAAGACCATTATGGAGAGCTCACAAAAGGAGATCCTGTCTCTGATTCAATCCTATGCGCCGGAATATGGCCTGGCTGGACAAACGCTTGGAGAGAAACTGGTAGATGGGTTCAAGGCAAAGGTTGGGGACATCGAAGCCTATCTTGAAAAGCTTACCAGCGGTTTGGCAAAATACCAGCAGCAAATGGCGGCAGCTGCCAACCAGGCCGCGGATCGGTTCTGGGCGTCCCGCAAGGAATACGACGAGCACATCTCTTCCCTAGCTCCTTCTCAAAAGCCGGTCAGCATTAATATGGCGGTCAATTTCAACCAGCCGGTTCAAAGCCCCATAGAGGTCAGGCGGGAATTAAACCGGGTGTCGGAGGAAATGGCCCGGAGAATAGGAGGCTGAATATGCAGCAAATAACCTATGTGCCGCCCGGCGGTTCCTATGAGGACCCGGAGCGCCGGGTGGATTTAGCACTGGCTCCGCCGTACATCATCGGTACCCTGTCCGGTACCGGGGGCCCGGAGCTCACGGTACTGTCCTCAACCGCGCCGGGCGTCGCAGGCGTTCTTTCCGGCGGTATTCACGTAGAGCCCCGTGAAATCTCCTGCACTATTCATGTGCGGGGGAACGATCGGCGCGGCATGTACGAAAACCGGTTTAGGCTAATTCAGATGTTGGCGCCATATGAGGACGAAGGTATGCTCTATTACGCCAATGATTATATCACCCTACGCATTTCCGCAAGGCCCCTGAACGCCCCGGAATTTACGGCACGGCTCTGTCATTATAATCAGGCGGAGCTGCGCTTTTGGTGCCCGTTCCCATATTGGGAGAGCCTCACCGAGCAAAGCAGCCAAATGGCTTATTTGGATGAGGGCTTTACATTCCCGTTTTCCTTTGACATTTCCTTTGCTTCCATGCAGAACAAAGCGGCGGTTTTGAACAGCGGGTCCGTTCCCGCCCCGCTTGAAATTACCATTCGCGGGCCGGCGACTAACCCGGCCGTCATCAACGACACTACCGGCGAGCAAATCAAAATCTTTCATACAATTGCCGAAGGGGAGCTTTTAAAGATTAATACCCGCCAGGGGAAAAAGAGCGTTAGGATAGAGTCCGGCGGCATAGAAAAAGATGCCTTTCACTATATTGACCCACAAAGCAGCTTTTTCCAATTACAGCCGGGTGAAAACCTTCTCCGCTATTCCAGTGAGGATGAAACGGAACCCACCCAGGTGCTGGTTCGCTTTCGTGAGCTCTATGCGGGGGTGTAGCCATGAGAATACCAAGTATTCGCATTCTCTCCTTACAGACGAATGTTCTCTCCGAACAAACCGGCTTCCGTGTTGCCCCGGGGATTACGCTAACCGGCGAAATCGATCAGTACACATCCCTTCTTTTTACACGTTCCTGGCAGGGGGTAGGCGAATGGGAGTTTCACATGATGGGGACCAATCCAATTGCACTCAAGGAGGGCAACCTGATTCTACTGGACAGCGATGGGCGCCGTGCCGGGATCATCCGGTCCGTCAATATCGCCAACGGCTCAATGGGCCTAGAAACAACCGTAAGGGGCCAGACCCTGAACAGTATTGCCGCCCAGCGCTGCACCATTCCATTGGACGGGGCCGCCAACGGCGGCTATGACACGGTTCCAGCCCTGGAATCGGCAGAAGATAACCCCGATCCTGTAACAGCGGAAACAATTCTAAAGACCTATGCCTCCCGCCACCTAATAAATCCCCTGGATGAAAAGAGAAGAATACCGCTGATGTCCCTGGCACCCGACCTTCAGCGCGGAGCCTCCGGTGTTTGGATGAGCCGGTATGAACAGTTGGATTCCGTTTTGCAGTCCGTCTCAGAATACCTGGATACCGGCTGGGAAATTTATCTGGATCTGGATAAACGGCAGATGATCTTCGATGTGCTGCCTGGCGTAAACCGATCCGTCGGACAATCGGAAAACAGCCGGGTCATTTTTTCCATTGATTACGAAAGTGTGGAAAATTTAGAATACCTCTATGAGCTCGGCGGTTACAGGAACTTAGCCTATGCCGGGGGCGCGGGGGAAAACGAGAACCGTTTGGTGCTGAAAATCACCAACGAGCCAGCGGAGCCCATAGGCCTAGCCAGGTTTGAAACCTTTTTGGACTGCGGCGTGCTGGAAATTACGGAAACCGATACCGCGCTGAGCCTGACGGAGGAGGGACTGCACAAGCTGAAGGAGTACAAAAAGACGGAGAGCCTGACTGCCGCCATTGTGCAGCCGGGCTCTTTTGTTTACCGTAGGCAATGGGATTTGGGCGACCTGGTGACGGTTGTAGACCGTACCGCAGGCGTTGAACAGGATTTAAGAATCAGCCAGGTGACAGAGCGTTATGAAGCCCAGAGCATGGGGATTGATGTGACCTTTGGAACACCGCCGGACCATCTCGGCAGAATGATACGAAAACTTAAAACTACTGTTAAATGAGGAGGATTTTATGGCAGAATATTCACGTTTTTTTGATAGCACTCCCGGTGATAAGCGCAGTTACAGCGCGGCGGAATTTGCCGAATTTATGCGCACCTTTTATTCCACCGGCGTGATATCCGGCGGCGAAAAGCTGAAGGTAACCCGCAACCCGGCGACCATGTCTGTCGCCGTGGCCCCTGGTATGGCTATGCTAGAAGGCCACTGGTATTTAAACGACGCTGCGTTTCCCCTTCAGGTGACGGCGGCCGACGCGACTTATCCCCGGATTGACCGTGTTGTTTTGCGCCTGGATTTGACACTGAACGTCCGAAAAATCAACCTCAAGGTACTGAAAGGAATCCCAGCAGCAGTACCCCAGCCGCCGGCGCTAACGCGTAACGAAAATATCTATGACCTCTCGTTGGCACAGCTCAGCATCGTTGCAAACGCTACAACAGTCAGTACGGTTACAGATGAACGAGTGGACGCCTCGGTCTGCGGAATCAGCCAAGGCCTTTACACAGTGGATTTGTCCGGATTTAACGCTCAGCTGCAGGAAATGCTCGCCGATATGCGCAGCCAGGCGCAACAGGCCGTCGACCTTATTAAAGAAATGAGTGGGGACGAGCTGCTGGCTATGCTGCTAACAGTGGATGGGGCCGGAAGCGGAATTGACGCTGATAGGCTGGACGGGCAGCAGGGCAGCTATTATCTCAACTATACAAATCTTACGAACAAGCCGACGATTGAGGGGTTGGGCGGACAACGAAAGGTGCTGAGCGGTACTGCCGCCCCAACCTCCACACAAGGAAAAGACGGGGATTTGTACATCCAGTATTCTTGAAAGGAGGTAGCGGCGAATGGCTGACCTCTCGGCGACCTATACCATGAGCACGGATCCTGCAATCAAGCATACCGTGTCCTATCAGAGCTACCGAAGCGGAACTACTATTTATTATCGCTTTAGGGTCTCTATTGCGCCTATTTACGGTAGCCAATATTTCGGATATAACCTTTTAGCGTCACTAAATCTGAACGGGAGCGCCGTTGCGACAGATTTTACGCTCAAAAGTGCCTCTCCCAACCGGTGGACAAGCGCCATTGTTGTTTATCTCCCCTCCTCTTCCGGCTGGTATTCTGTGTCTGGAATCAAGACAGCCTCTACAATAAGCGCTTCTATATCTTTCAGAAGCTCTCAAACGCATGGGACTGCAAGCTCCGGAAACAGAACTGTAAATGTCCCGTCTGCCGCAGCCCCTAAGGCTCCCGCGGTTTCTTTGAGCACAACAACTGTGCTGCCCAGCGGGACGGTCCGGATCGGCGCAAGCGGCGCTTCCTGGGGTGACGGCGGCGCTGGAAGTTATACCTACCAGTATAATACCGGGTCCGGCTGGAAGACCTTTTACTCCGGCTCCTCCGCACAGACGATTGATTTTTCGCCGCAGAAATACGGTGGGACATACGGAACAAAATTCAGAATCAGAGCGCAAATTACAAACGGATGGGGACAGCAGGCAACCGGTTCAGAGGTTTCTTTTTCTTGTGTGTCAAAAACAGGAACTCCGGGTAACTTTACCGCATCCCCTTCGCCTATGAAAAGGCGGGACACGCTGTTACTGGCCTGGACGGCTCCCTCCGCCGGATCCGGCAGCATTACCGGCTATAAACTGGCAGTTCAGTATAACGGCGGTTCTTGGCTTGACTTAGGAGAAATGGAAAACACCTCTTTTTCTACGCGGCCATTGAATTATAGCGGCTTTAAGCTGAGGTCCGGCGGCGTTCTTCGCTACAAGCTTACCGCTACAAACTCCTACGGTGTTCAGTCAGATGCGGCATACGTATCCGTCGCCATACAGGGCGGAAGCTTTTTCTATAAACATGGCGGCACGTGGGACGACAGCGGAACCATGTATATTCGTATGAATGGAGCTTGGAGAGAGGCAGATGACATCTTAATAAAAACAGGCGGACAATGGCGTCAGCCATAAAGGAGGAAAATAAATGGTAGAAAGAGAGATTACCTTGGTTGCAGAACGTGACCGGCTGCTGCCAAGTACAAAATACGCCGGATTCGCCGGTGAGCATTTGGCAACACGGCTTCTGTTTCAGATTCCTGAAGAATGGATTGTAGATGAATCTCTCCAGTATTATGTGGCATATCAGACGGCAACCGGGCGCCGCTACCGGACAGAAAATCTGCACTGGCCGATTGAGACAACCCTTCCCCAGGCGGTAACAAGGGCCGGCAAGCTTTTTGTTCAGCTCAATGCGGTAAAGATTTTAGAGGATGACACCCAGCTTGTTAAAAGCGCTTCCTGCACGTTGATTATCGGGCCATCCATTGTGGGACAGTATGAGGAAGCCGACAACGCGCTTGTAGGGTTGCTAGAGGGCGCCGTCGCAGATTTTCAAACGGCTCTGGATGAGCTGAATAATATTATTTTTAACCCAGAAGAGCTCAAAAAAGGTCCCAAAGGCGATCAGGGGCCACAGGGTGAGCCCGGTCCCAAAGGAGATACGGGCCCCCAGGGCCCCCAGGGAATACCGGGCCCTAAAGGAGACGCCGGGGTTCAGGGGCCAGCGGGCCCACAAGGGCCCGTGGGGCCCGTAGGTCCGCAGGGACCTACCGCCAATATCGACGCCTTACAGGAAAACCTAGATGACCTGGAAGGCTACGCCGGCTACACGGACACAGATATTTACGGCTTAGAGGCGGATTTTGCTGCAAATACCTTTACCCGCCTGGCGGGCGCAGCCGGAAAAAATCCCGGCGCTGATTTTGACAGTACAGGCGCTTTTGGCGGGCGGCGCCGGTGCAACGTAACCAACGAGGGAACCGTTACCGCCTATTACGGCGACGCCGGTTACACGGAAACCGGGAAGCTAACAAAAGCCGTTACGGTTGACGGGACGGAATACCCGGTGGGTTACCCGGTACAGGTTATGGTGGAACAGCCCCGTTTTTATTACAGGGTCGTGCCGCTGGTATTGGAGCCGGTTGAAAACGGGAGAGGCTGCCACCTGCGCAAAGCGAGGTATTATGTTTCCGATACTCCCCGGGCAGGGTTCCGGCTCCATCCTGCTTTCATCAGCAACGGAAAAGAAAAACAAACCGTTTACCTGTCGGCTTACGAGGGGTGCCTATGGGACGCATCGGCGAGCGCATATATCAAGGACGATGCCCAGGTAGGAGACTTCAATACCGACATGCTTTCCAGTATTGCAGGCGCAAAACCAGCCTCCGGCGTGGGGGTGCAGAACCTTTCCCGCTCCAATGCAAGAAAACTGGCGGAAAACAGGGGGCCCGGCTGGGAAATGGCCTATGCGGCTACACTTTCAGTGTCTCAACTCCTTATGGTCATTGAATATGCTTCCTTTCATATGCAGCGCGCTATTGGCCAGGGAGCAGTATCTAAAACGGATGACGGAGCCTCCAATCTGGCTGAAAACACCGGTGCGACGGCGAGCCTGGGAAATGCCTCTGGAACAGCAGCCAACGGCAATAATATTCAAATGGTGTCCTACCGGGGAGAAGAGAATCTCTGGGGAAATATCATGGAAATGGTTGACGGAATGAATGTTTTAAACCCGGACCCGTTCACTGCCGGCCAAAGCGGACAGCTGTTTGTTGCCGATCATGGTTTCAAGGAGAACACAGGGGACTTGCCCTATCAGGAAACGGGACTTTATCCGGTATATGGAGCAGGATTTATTTCCGCCTTCGGATATTCTCCGGAGTTTGACTGGCTGTTTGTTGCCAGTGAGCTGAAGGGTAACACAAGCCTCCCAGTGGGCGATTATTTTTCCAGCTTGGACACAGGCTGGCGTCTTCCTGTAGTATCAGGCGAATGGCATCGGAGCAACGCCGCCGGGCCCTTTTATATGAATCTGGCTTTTTCCTACGGACGTTCCAGAAATACCAACGCCCGCCTGGTATATATTCCTCAGGGTAGCCAGGACCCGCCTGCCAAGGAGCCTGTTTATCAGTATGAAAAAGGCGCAGCCAACGGCGTAGCCACGCTCGATTCCGGCGCTAAGGTTCCCGTGCCGCAAATCCCGGCAGCCAATTCCCTTCAGGTGTTAAACCTGGGGCCATATCAAAACAATGACAGAATCCAAACGGGCCAAGATTTAAACAATTATACGACTGGTGGGAGTTTTTGGTGTGGTTCCCTTGAAATTGCGAATACGCTTCTGAATTGTCCATATAAAGGCCGGTTCAAATTAATAGTAGATGAAGCAACCCAGAATGGGGAAATCATTTATCAATATATTATACCCGGCCATGTTGGTTATGGGTCTATATATACAATCTATTATAGGGTATACGATACGTACACCTCATCTACTCCCTGGGGGCCCTGGCGGACAATGATGAGCGTTGTGGAAGGAAACCAGGACAGCATACAACAGACCTCCGCTTTGCTCGGCTTAAACAAAGGTACAGCAAACGGAATAGCCACGCTTGACTCAAATGCTAAAATTCCGTCAACGCAGATTCCACAATTGAACTACATCTCAACTACAGAAAAAGGCGCAGCCAACGGCGTAGCCACGCTCGATTCCCATTCAAAAATTCCGTCAGTGCAGCTTCCTTCATTATATGCGACATTAAAAGAGTATGCGAGCTATGAAGATTTGGGAGTGGAAGCAACGGCTACCTTTCAGCAAATCTACAACGCAATGCCGGATAATTCAATCGCGCTGTTAAGAAAAGTTATAGAAGTGAGCCAGGAAGAATACCCAGAGGCGTTTGGTCTAATGACAATTATTAAAAGAGGCGGTTATTCAGACTGGGAATTTATTCAGCATAAATATATGGGCAGCCGAAGCGTTGTAAGAAAATGGGTAGGGAGTTTTCGTGGGGATTCAGGAGTAGGATTTTCTGGCTGGTTTGAGGCCCCGAATATTTCAGAAGATACGGTTCTTCCCGATAACTGTTTGTTGTCATGGGACGGGGTTGGAATTGCTCAAGGAAGCGAGGAAGGCGCGTGGACGCCGGTGTTGATATCGAGGAGTGGCCCGGCGGTAAGCTATACAATTACCGAAAATCGCGGCTGTAAATATTGGACGCTCGGCGATTGGGTCTATATTACCTGTTATCTACGTGTAAGGATTACTGCTGCTGGTGACGGGAGTTCCGGCAGCAGATCTTATGCCGGAATACAGGGGCTGCCCTTTGCGGTATCAACCGAAAGCAGGTACCCCATTACCGTGACAGAGCTGTATGGCTGCGTCAGCAATAATTGGGATGTCGGCTATGTGGATGACGACGGCGGAGGCTCCGTTTATTTTCAGAAGGACGACGGAGCCGCGCAGGAATGGTGGATGGTTAATAGCTCTTCTACCAATGGCGGTATTAATTTTTGCGGCTGGTACAAGAAAGCGACATAGAGAAAGGAGGTGCAGGAAAAATGTACGAAGAAATCACTTTGCAGGACCTTGACCGGGATAAGGTCAATGTAATGAGGCGAAAGTATATCGAGCTGGAAGGGACAAGCTACCCCATCGGAGATATTTTCCGGCGGTCGTATGCGAACAGCGCGAATGGGCGAAAGCAGGTCCAGGAGGAGATTGCGGAGCCCTACTTCAGCGCCGTTATGGCGGTATGGGGAGAAGAACCCACGGTATTCCCGGAGGAACCGGAAATCATTGAAACGGAGGCATGAAACATGAACGAAAGCATTTTGGAAATCGAGCTTGGGCCAGGCGAGGAAATCAGCGCCGAAACAGCCAAAGAGCTGAGCAACGGAAAGGGTGAAGAGCATGAGTAACAGCGCATTGGTGAACTATACCTGTATATCCCCTAACAGCAATAATCCGCGGAACGCCGGCATAAAAAAGATCACCATCCACCACATGGCGGGCAACCTCTCTGTTGAGACCTGCGGGAAGATTTTTGCCAGCTCCGCCCGTCAGGCTTCCTCCAACTATGGGATTGGAAGCGACGGAAGAGTGGGCATGTATGTGGAAGAGAAAAACCGCTCCTGGTGCAGCTCCAGCCCGTCAAACGACCATCAGGCGGTGACAATCGAGGTGGCCAACGATGAAACCGGCGGCGACTGGCATGTAAGCGATAAGGCTCTGGCTAAGCTCATTGACCTCTGTGTGGACATTTGCCAACGAAACGGGATCGATAGGCTGAACTATACCGGAGACACCGCCGGCAACCTAACCATGCATTGCTGGTTTTCCGCCACCTCCTGCCCCGGCCCCTATCTCAAGAGCAAATTCCCCTACATAGCCGAAGAGGTCAACAAGCGCCTGGGCGGTTCGGGACAGGCGGAGGCCGGCGCATCCATTCAAAAAGGCGACCTTGTAAAAATTGCCCCCGGCGCGGTCTATTACAACGGCGCGGCAATCCCGTCCTGGGTAAAGAATCAAAGCTGGTATGTGTCTCAAGTCAGCGGGGATCGGGCTGTGATTGACAAGAACGAAAGCGGGACAAGCTCCATATGCAGCCCGGTAAATACAAAGTATCTGTCGGCAGCCGGCAGCACGGGCGCCGCGCCCGCCCCTTCCGAACCGAAAAAGATCGAGGCAGGCGGCAAGGTGAAGGTAACCGGCAGCCAATACACCAACGGCGTGGCGATTCCCTCCTATGTTAAAGGGAACACCTACACGGTCCAGCAGGTCAAGAGCGACCGGGTACTGCTGAAGGAGATTTATTCCTGGGTCCCCCTGAGCGGCGTGCAGGCCGTATAAGGGAGGCGCAAATGGAATGGCTTAAGGGTATTTCGGATATTTGCTCCTATTTGTCTATTATTGGGACGCTGCTTGCAGTGGCGTTCAAGGGGGCGGCATACCTCCGGCGGATGAATGAAAAGATTGACCGGTTGGAGGGGTATTCCCACAATGATTATATGAACACCTTAAAGCTCACCATTATGAGCGAGGAAATCCCCCTGGAGGAGCGGTTAATCGCGGGTGAGAAATATGTGCAGGAGGGCGGAAACGGGGCAATAAAGGCCAAATACCGCCTTTTGCAGGAGGAATACGAGAAAAGAAACGGAGGCTATCAGCATGGATGAGTTTTTCAGCTGGAAAATGCTGGCGACATTCGCGGGAGCAACCGCGGCAACGGGGATTTTGACCCAGTTTCTCAAGAATCTAATCCCGAAGCTGCCGACACAATGGCTCAGCTACCTATTGGCGCTGGTGCTTCTGTGCGCGGCGACGGCGGCAATCGGAGACTTTACAGACTGGACGTCCTGGGCAATCCTGCCGCTGAATGCGGCGCTGGTGAGCATGGCGAGCAACGGCGCGTTTGCGGCGGTCAAGCGTGCGGCGGAAGGCAAGGGCAAAACAGAATAGATAGAAAGAGAGCCCCGGAGTGATCCGGGGCTTTTTTCTGTGGATTTATTTCACTGAAATTAGCCGGAAATAAATCATGGGATATAATAAAGCTATGGTAAAACTTTCCAGAGGGGTAAGAAAACGAGGTGAAAGCTTTTGGAAAATAATATTGCCCCTCTTGATAACGACACGATAACCCGTTTGGTGTATGCCCATGACGATGAGCTCACAGAGGCCATCCGGCAAATCCGCGTCCTGATGGACAAAGTCAAGGAGCTGGAAGAAATCAAAAAGTAGTCAAAAGGTAGTCACCGGGCGCCTTCAGGCAAAAAAATAACCGCATAGACCACCGTAAAACGGCTGTCTTATGCGATTATTTCTGGCGCGCCCGGAGGGACTCGAACCCGCGACCTCTTGATTCGTAGGCAATTTTCAATGCCTATCCATCTGTGTGCGTCAGCATAAACGGCTATTTCATGCGATTTTTAAAAACTTACTATTTTGGGCCGTGGTAGTCAAAAGGTAGTCAACTGGTTTTTGACGGCTGCTCCTCCAAAAAGTATCTTTCAATTCTCCCGGCGGCCTTCAGTCCATCCCCACGTTCCAAATGGGTGTATATTTCCGCCGTCATCTGTATGGAGGAATGGCCCAAAAGATATTGGGCTGTACGGAGGTCAACGCCCGCATGATATAAAGTAGTCGAATATGTATGACGCAGCATATGCGGATGTACGGGAAAATCCACCCTGCGTTCAACCCTTTCCCATAGACGGCGAAACGCAATTTTTGTCATTGCACCGCCGTCAGTCTTAGCAATTACATATAGCCCCCTCCTGGGAGTTTTACCTAATATTTCACGAAGCGGCGCCGGAACCGGTATGGTTCTGTGCGCTGCTTTTGTTTTCAGCTCTTGAGAGGGGTCCGGCTGATTTCCAATAAAAGCGACCGCTCGATTTACGGTTAAGCTGTCCGGCTCAATGTCTCCCCATTGCAGCCCCAGTGCCTCTTCTCTGCGCAGGCCACAGTATAAGCACAGCGCGACAAAAGCCAGGGCCTTGGCATCATCGCAGGCCGCCAGAAGCTTTTTGGTCTGGTCCTTTGTCAGATATTTAGCTTTATCGGGCTTGGCATGGGGCGTGATTTTGATTCCCTCTGTCGGATCCTTTATCATCAGGCCGTTTTGCCTGGCTGTATTAAAAATTTGCTGCATTGTAAGTAAAACCTTATGCTGTAAGCTCTCTGATTTCTCAGATACGCCGGTCATAACCTCCCGGACATGCACCGGACGGACCTCGCGCAGCGGCATATCCCCAATAATTCCCATGATATGGGTGTTATACGCGTTTTTGTACATGGCCTTTGTATTAGGCCTCAAATTAGCCTTGTATTTCTCAAGCCATATTTTGGCCCATTCGCCCACTAAGGTTTTATCATCTACGATTAAGCCCCGCCGGTCCTCTTCAAGCACAGCAAGCGCCGCCTGGTTGAGCTCTGCAATCGTTTTACCGTATACAATCTTTTGTTTCCCGGTCGATAGCGTAACCTTCTTTTGATACCGCCCATCTTTTCTTTTTTTAGGCACAAAATTCCCCTCCTATTCGTCAAATTGCCATGCTCCTACGTCGCGCTACGTCCGTATAGAATGTTGTGTAAGCCTCATTTAAAGGATATAGGCGCATTATTCTTTTATAGAAATATATTTATTTGGTGAATTTTCCAATTTACAAAACCATAGCCAAGGTTTACTATGCAACCGTAACGTTACCGCCGGAATGGCGCTCAAATATGCAGAGGACGAATAGCCGGGTGAGCTCCGGCACTCTGCACATCGAGGTGTACATATGAACGAATTAATCAAAGTGGATTTCACGGGCGAACGCCCGGCGGTTTCTGCGCGGGAGTTGCATGAGTTCCTGGAGGTAAAAACAGCATATAAAGACTGGTTCCCCAGGATGTGTGAATACGGGTTTACCGAAGGCGAGGACTTTTGCTCATTTTTGAGCGAAAGCACCGGGGGACGCCCCGCACAGGACGCCCAGCTCACCATTGATATGGCGAAGGAAATCTGTATGCTTCAGCGCAACGAAAAAGGCAAGCAGGCCCGCCAATATTTCATAAAACTGGAAAAGGACTGGAATAGCCCTGAAAAGGTTATGGCCCGGGCCCTGCACATTGCGGATGAAAAAATCAAACTGCTTTCAGCCCAGAACTCCGTCCTCACCGTACAGAATACCATCATGCAGCCGAAAGCAGCGTATTTTGACGAGCTCGTTTCCCGCAACCTGCTCACCAGTTTCCGGGAAACGGCCAAACAGCTTGAAATCAAAGAAAAGGAGTTCATCCGGTTCCTGGTGGATAAAAAATACATCTATCGGGATAAGAAAGGGAAGCTCATGCCCTATGCCGAGAAAAACAACGGCCTTTTTGAAATGAAGGAAAGCTTCAACGAGAAAACCCAATGGAGCGGAACGCAAACGCTCATCACTCCCAAAGGCCGCGAAACATTCCGGCTGCTTTATTTGAAAACCGCGTAATACGCTTTACTCTGCCCTCCCCGTGCGGGGAGGGATGGCTTTTTTATTTAATATCCGTTTGCTTCTGCTCCGTAAACAGCCTGTTCATGGGTAAATCCATCGTATTCTAGCTGTCTGATGAGGCTATCTCGTGAAAAAGACATAATGTCTAAATATGATTTAGCCTTTTTGACTGCTTGTTCATTCCAATTTGCGCCACAGTTATTTGCACCATAGGTAGCCTGTTCGGTGGTGTATTTATCATATTCTAGCTGCTTGATTAAACCGTTATAAGAAAACGGCATAACGCTCAAATAATTTTGAGCTGATTTAAGCGCCTGTTCGTTCCAGTTCGCGCCACAATTATCTGCGCCGTAAACTGCTTCATCATGGGAATAGCCCTCATATTCCAACTGCTGAATTAGCCCTTGATAAGAAAATGCCATTACCCTAAGATAATTCTTCGCCGCCTTAAGCGCATTACTTTGTCCCGCTGTCCCGATACTTGGAGAAGAAACCGGGTTCTGTGGTTCCTGCTTCTGAGATTCCGCTTTTGAGGTAACCGGTTTATTTTCAGTGGGCTTAGTGGCACTAGCTGTATTATTGTCATTGCCCGTCGGCCTTGAATCATTCCCGTTTGTAGGGGTGTCGCTGTCTGAGATTTTGGAAGATTCGTCAAAAGAAGATGGTTTATCAAGGGTTGATTCATCACTAGTATTACTATCTTCATCATCGGATTTAATATAGCGCCCCAATGTTTTAACCTTACCGTTTTCTACAACAGCATATACAGTATTGCTGCTTAAATCATCATACCACGCATAATAATTATATTTTAGATTTATGGGGTCAAAACCCATTATTTCAGCAGCTTCATCCAGTGTCATTTCCTCTTGTAGTTGCCCTGCGTGTACAACAAACATCTTCCCATATGAATAAGCGTATTCATGTATTTTTGAGGTTGGAGAATGGCATAAATCACTATTCAATGCCTTTACATAATCAGAAACCTGGTCTTCGGTAAAGGCGTTATTAAGGCGGACTAAAATATTATCTTTTATGATCTGATATTGCAACTCATCCGATTCCGTAAAACCATTTAAATATTCTGCCCGCTTTTTTGCTTCGTTATTATTATTGAAAATTTCTATAGATCCACTTTTGGGCTCTGTTAATGAATATTCTCCTAGCCGCTCATCTGCAAAATTTCCTTTTTCAATATAGTCGTGTTCTCCAGCTCCATTAGGATCGTTATCATCTGTAAACACAATATGATATACAATCGGGATATCAGCTTCTGTAAGCTCTTTAATTAGTATTTCTACAGTGTTTTTGCTTTTACTGTTAGCACACCCAGCCAAGATACCACACATTAAAATACAGATTAATAATGTGCAAGCAATCCTTTTCATAAAAATTCTCCTTATCTTTCCCGATCTCTATAAGCGGTTAATTCTCTAAAAATACAACTCCGTATCTAAATTTCCGTATGTATACCAGCACACCACCTTTTTCATGAAATCTTCGGTGACGTCAAAGTATTCGGCTAAGGACCATATTTCCGTATAACCATTAGCTATTGCTTCATCAAGCTCTGATTCAGAGATTAAATGCTGGATTGCCCACTTGTTAGCCTTATTTTCATGTTTTCCCCTTATATCGCACGGACTATCGACGTTGTAAAACGCCCCTGTTTCCACGTGTCCTAGTTCGTGGGCAAGACATTCTTTTTTCTCAACCTGTGTTGGCAAGCGTTTTGGATCTATTGCAATCCAACCTTGAGGAAGGGATATAGCAACAGAGTGTCCCATATTAAGCTCATCAATAGAAATTCCTTGTTTTTCTGCAAATTGATAAATCTGTAAAAGGGTCATATCTTACTTCCCTCTATTTTGATCCTGCGCTTTCTTAAATCTAATAAAGTCCAAAACATCCTGCTTTTGACCGTCGGTTAATTCCTTGACCTCGCCGTATAACGCAAAATCAATTCCTTTCAATTCTTTATCAAGCTCACTGCTATCGGCAGTGGGCTCTTCTTTTCGTTCATTGCCAAATTGAAGATAGTCAATAGAAGTATTGTAATAATAAGCTATTTGTGGTAGGTATTTACGGTAAGATTTATTCCGCCCATTAAGCCAGTTGGTTATCACATTGGGGTGGATATTCAAATATTCTGCAAGTTCTTTTTTAGCTCCATGTCTTGGGCCGATACACTTTACAATTCTTTCTAACACTTCATCCATAAAATAACCTCTTTTTTGTGCATGCATACAAATCAAACAAAACACAACTGAAACTATTGATTTTGTGTGTTTAGTGTGTTATAGTATACATATACCAAACAAAACACACATTTCAAAAAGAGTAGATGTGTAACTATTAGGACTTGAACACACAGATCGTTTGTCTTGTAATCAGATAATATCACAATACCAAACAAAACACAACTATCAAACCACACAAAGAATAGAGGTGATGTATAGACAGATTGTATAAGGAAGAAAATCCAGATATATCACGTGAATGGAGGTGGAGCAGTGTTACAGTTATACACCTGTCAAGAAATTGCAGAGCGATACAGAGTTGAAGTCATTACCGTATGGGATTGGATTCGCAAAAAGAAATTACCAGCTATTAAAATTGGACGCGATTATAGGGTTAGCGACAGAGATATCGAATATTTTGAATCAACCCGGAAAACCGTTCACCCCCCAATTAAATAATACCACCCTATCTGTCCGTTAAACAGGACTTTATGAAGGATGGAAAAAAATTTTAGAAGGGGGTGAGGAAATGAAAAAAGACATCAATATTCCTAAAATCGATATGGATGAAGAAAGCCCTCCGCTACCTCCTTTTGTGGAGAAAGTGACAGGGCAAATAGATTGGATACGGTATTATATTGCAACTACTGAATCCGCATTGCGAACCAAAATTAATGTTATTTGGATCATAGTTCTTGTTCTTTGTTTTATGGTAGGATTCCTGTTTGCAAAGCTATTGTGACAACCCAAGCACGAATCCAAATACAGCGCTTACGGCTGCAAGCAATACAGAACATACAGACTTTATAATCTGCATTTTTAATTCTGCAAGGTATATTGCACCTTCTTTTGAAACTGCAATTTTCCATTCAGTGACTTGTTTCATTTGCACTAATCCCATGTTGAACAAGACGCAACAAGTCTTCCATTGCGAACGATTCGCCCATTGGGATAGGAACGGAATACGCCATATCAGCGGGAAGGCATGAATACAATTATACGAGACAGCAAAAGCGTTTGGCGATGAAATTTCTTGGTGAGTTTTCAAGAGTACTGTACGCAAGACCAAATATTGCACGATAATCGACACTAGGGGTCGCCTCCTTTCCACCTTATTATAACGTGGCCCAGGAGGAAGAACAAGCAGACACGCCCCCACTCGCTATGTGGAGGGCAGGGAAATTTTTAGGAAGGAGAAAGTATGAATATCTGCGACGCGGTTAAGGCGCGAACTACAAACAAGCCGTATATAACACGGCAGTCTTGGAATTATCCAACAAGTGTATGGTGTAATGCTGCGGTTAAAATTTTACCTACAGATACGCCGGATTGCTGCACAATTGAGAGCGTGGCAAGCAATGCCCCCTGCCGAGGGTGGCAGCCCCAGGCAGAGGATTTAATTGCGAACGATTGGATCACGACTACTTAGAACCAATCACGAATTTCCTTGACGAATCTATAGCCCTTTTTTAGCATTGTGTTTTCATCGCATTCTTGTATAGATTGAATCTTCAAGGCAATTTCGCAGGGCTCATTGTTGCTATAGTGTACCGACAACAATCCATCGGAATCAAGCATACGAATAGCGGCATGTACTAAATGTGGCGGTTCTTTCGGAAATAGCGTAACCAGTTTACTCGCACACGAAAATTGGTTCCGTTGCTCAATAAAATCTCGACACATGGAACAAATAATTTTGTCCGCTATTTTACAAGCTTTCAAAAAACCACCTCCCTTCCCCGCTCCTATTATACAGCCCAGGGAAAAGAGGGACAAGGTTATTCACATTTATCAACCGAGTTTTCAACAAAAGGAAGGAGGCCAGAACATGGAGGAAAGCATTTATGAGCTTCGCGAGGCCGTCGGGCTGGAGGAAATCAACCGGCTGCTGGCGACAGGCCGTTGGAAAGTTCGCAGCTTAGATTGGGACGATGAAATCCCGGTGGCTAAATTGGTTCGTAACAAAAGGTGAGGGAGGGAAAGCGATGAATCAACACATCGAAGCTGTCTTTGAATGGAGCTTCCGCATATTGCTGCTGGCGCTTGTTACCGCCATGATTGCGTTTTATTTCAAAATGATTGTTTGAGAGGAGGAATTTAAATTGGATTTTAACCTGGAAGAGTACATTCGCGCCATTGTTCGAGAGTGTATAGCCGAAGGGCCGGAAATGAAGACACGGTTTACCGCTGAGGATATAGCGCAGCGTTTTGGATGGAGCCCGGCCAACGCCAGACGAGTGATAAACAACGGAAGCTTTGGAGAGGTTATCGCAGCGAGCCCAAAGCATAAGGTCGTAACTCTTCAGGGCGTTCTTGAATTTGAACGGAACAGAACGGTCAAAGCGTTGACGCATTCAAAAAGGGAAACAGGCCGGCGGACCGTCATTCATAAGAATCCTGGAAGAATCTGAGGGAGGACAGCAATGAACTTTCTAATCACCTTGTACATATTCTCTGCGGCGTTTGCACTGATGGTCCTTGTGGCCTGGATATGTGAGCGCCGGGAGCGCGGGAGGGCCCGCTGTAAGATTCGGACAATGAGGAAGGGCGAAAGGAGAAAAGCGGCATGAATATACCGGAGTGCTGCACGCACTGCAAGACCATGCAGAAACACAACTGTATTTTTCAGGAATCCTGCGTCATAGTCCGGCAGTTCCTGCGCAAGCAATACGACAGTATGATGATCGAATACAGCAACGATACCCATAGGAGGCTGAAAAACAGGCATGGCAGGTAATAAAAAAGCCGCGCAGGAACGGCAATTCCTGACGCGGCAAACAGAAAGAACTTACCTATAGTATATCAACGTGGACGGAGGTTGTCAAATGGAAAATGTGAATGGGTTAATGCTTGACATGGTAGCAGATTTATATAAACGGGCCCAAGAGGGCGAGCGGTACTACGGCGAGACGTTGGACCTTAAATATGAGATTCAGGCTTTAAAGGCCCGAATCCAGGAACTGGAGGCGAGGCTCAATGACTAAGGGGTATGAATGGGCGCAGGCACAATATGACCGGCAGGAGCCTTTCCTTCCTGTCTGTGAAGGCTGCGGCCACACTGTAGACGCCGTCGCTGATATAGACGGGACGAGGCTTTGCGAAGCCTGTGTTTCCGAATGGCTCCTGAACCATTTGGATATTATGACAGACCGGATTATGAGTTGGGGAGCATTGGCGGGTTAAAGGAGACGGTGTGATGATTACATTTAGAGCGCTGCGGGCTGATGAAATAGAAGCCCGCGTTTCAACTGTAAAAGAAAGCGGGATGTCATTGCTGTTATACAAGGATGCCCGCTGCGATATGCGAATTTTAGACGAAACCTTCGGCCCGGAAAACTGGCAAAGGGACCATTACGAATGCAAGGGGAACCTATTTTGCAGGGTTGGAATCCTCACTGAAAACGGATGGGTTTGGAAAAGTGATTGCGGCACAGAAAGCTATGCGGAAAAAGAAAAAGGGGAATCATCCGACAGCTTCAAAAGGGCTTGTTTTAACTGGGGAATTGGAAGAGAGCTATATACAGCTCCTTTTATATGGATTAATCCTACCGGAAAAGACGGAAAGCCAAATTATCGGGACAAATACGACCGCTTTGCCATTACATACCTGAATGTTGAGGATGGGCGAATCACAGCGCTGAATATTGAGAACCCAAAGCTTCGCCGGACAGTTTATATGTTTGGCAACTGTTTCCCGGAATACGCCTGCTGCGTCTGCGGAAAGGCCGTTACAAAGGAGATTTATGAAGGAAGCATGCAGGCCAATGGGAAAGCCTACTGCTCTATGGGCTGCAAAAGGAAAGACCGTCATGAGTAAATCAGTTATGCAAAGCGCTGAAGAAAGCTATCTTTCAAGAAGGACAAGCAATCTGCATAAGCACCACATTTATTTTGGGAATCCAAACCGAAGGCTTTCAGAGGAATATGGTTGTTGGTGTTGGCTGACAGAGGAAGAACACACCGGATTCAAAGGTGTACATCACAACAGGGAACTCGATCTGCTTTTAAAGTGTAAGTGTCAAATTGCCTTTGAGCGTATTTATGGACATGAAAAATTCATGGAAGTATTTGGGAGGAATTATATTGACCGGGTATGATTTGATGGACAGAATGGGCCAACTAACGGCTCTATTAGAAACAGCGCTCCGGCAGTTTGGAAAGCGGGGCTCTGAATGGGCAGCCTCAGAGCGAGATTACCGTATTGCGTTATCGCAAAAGCTGCTGGAATTGAGGGCTCAAGGAATCCCCGTCACCATTTTAGCAGATTTGGCCCGCGGGGACGCTAAAATAGCGGCAATGAAATTTGACCGGGACGCAAAAGAAGCGCTGTATAAGGCGGCGCAGGAGGCCATACAGAGCTACAAGCTGCAGATGAAACTAACTGAAGCGCAGATAGAGAGAGAATGGGGGAAAAGCAATGCTTAACACAGCAATATTCATGGGCCGGCTGACTGCGGACCCGGAGCTAAGGCACACGTCGAGCGATACGGCGGTGACAAGCTTCACGGTAGCGGTTGACCGTTCCTATGTAAAAACCGGAGCAGAGCGCCAGGCTGATTTTATAGACGTAGTCGCATGGCGCAGCACGGCGGAGTTTATCTGTAAATATTTCAAGAAAGGCCAATTAATTGCCATTCAGGGATCCATACAAACGCGAAGCTATGAGGACAAAAACGGGAACAAGCGCAAGGCGGTTGAGGTTGTCGCGGACCAGGCGCATTTTGCAGGCCCTAAGAGGGAGCAGGAGGGCGGGAATTTCGCTCAGCCCGGCGACGGGTTTCAAGAGATTACGGCAGACGACGACTTGCCTTTTAACTAAGCAGGAGAAAGGAAGTGAAACAGCTTGAACATTATTTCATTCGTTCCCACCGGAAGGGAAAACGCCGTTTCCCGTTATGACATTGCCAAGGCAGTCGGGATTTCAGAGCGGGATGTCCGTTTTAAGATCAAAGAGGCCAACAAAGAGCTGGAACGGATTGGGGAAGCGATTGTTTCAAGCTCCAGCGGCCGGGGGTATTGGCGCACAAGCAATATTGCTGAGATGGAAAAATACTTGCAGGAATCCAGCCGCCGAAGAGCGACACAGGCTAAGAACGACCTCCCCATCCAGCGAATCGTCAGCCGGGCAAAAGGCGAAGCCCTCATTTATGTGAAAGGCCATTTCAGGAGGATTCGTGTCAATCCCGCCCAAACAAAGCTATGAGGCGGTGGTAAGGTGCCAAATAGAATTATTAGCGAAAAGATTCGTACAAGCAAATCAATCAACGCGCTTTCAGATTTTCAATTTCGATTATGGACGTATCTACTGACTTATGTTGATGATTACGGAAGAGGCAGCGCGGATCCGGAATTGCTGAAAGGATTCGTATTTCCAAGAAGGAACGGAGTTCGGGAACAAGATATTCAAAAGGGCCTTGAAGCTTTGGAACGCAATGGTAGCATTCTTCTCTATGATGTTGCAGGAGAACCCTATTTTTGCCTTCCAAACTGGGGCAAGTATCAAAGAATACAAACCAAGAAGTCAAAGTTTCCTGAGCCAAGCGAAAATGATATTTCACGGTGGTCCACGGTGACTCACGGTGACTCACCGCTAGAATCCAATCCAGAATCCAATCCAAATCCGAATACGAATACGAAAGACGCGCCCGCGCGCGTACCACGCTTTCAAAAGCCCACCGTGGAGGAGGTTCGTTCCTTCTGCAAGGAACAGGGCTATGCTTTGGACGCAGATTATTTCTGCAACTACTACGAGAGCAATGGCTGGAAAGTCGGAAAAAACAACATGAAGGACTGGAAAGCCACTGTTCGAAACTGGGTTAAGCGTGAAAGGGCTGAACAGAGCAAAACAGGAACAGGGGCCGAAACCACCTACAACATCGAGGCGTTCGAGCAATCGGGCGCGTTCGATGATTTGGACTGGAGGCCGTGACATGAAACTGCATGTTAAGCCGGCGAAGTATCACAACACGCCGGTTGAGGTTGACGGAATACGCTTTGACAGCAAGGCGGAGGCGGCGCGGTACGTACAGCTGAAAGCGCTGAGAGCATCGGGGCGGATTCTTTGGTTTACCCGGCAGCCGTCCTTCCTCTTGTTGGGAAACACCCGGTACAGGCCGGATTTCATGGTGTGCGATTCTTCCGGGCTAGTATGGGTGGAGGACGTCAAGGGCGTGGAGACAAAGGAATTTAAAATCAAGAAAAAGGACTGGGAAGCGCTTTATCCAGGCTTTGAATTGAGGGTGGTTAAGTAAACGGCAATTCTGAAAGTCTAACGGAATATGCGTGGTTTTGATTTTATCGGCCCATTTTTCAATTTTTATGACTAAGTAATGAAATTATACTATTTTGATTTTTTGTTTCAAATTTGGGCGTGTTTTGTCGATTTTATTTTAGGGGCCATTTTTAGCCGCAAAGGAAACAAAAAAAGACGGGTTTATTCCCCGCCCTTTTTGCTCTGCTTGTTGATGATTCGTTGAACTTTGTCTCGCTCTATTTGCATAGAGATAGCCCGCTCTATAAACTGAGCCGTTTCCTCTCCCTGTGCCTCGGCGGCCTCTTGAGCCGTTTTAAGGGTGTTTGTGGGTAAAGAAACCATTGAACTGCTTTGCGGACTAACCGAGGAATCCTCGGAGAGTTGCACACGCTCCCCCATACGCTCACAGATAGCACGGTCAATGAACCTGTTCAAACTCTCCCCATAATTTTTTGCATGGGATTGTATCACTTCTTTTTGGCCTTTACGCACTCTGATTTTTATTTCATCATAGGCTTTTGAATTGTAGCGGTCTTTGGCAACGCTGGACGTTTTTCCCATAGGCTCACCTCCTAAGATATTATATCACATTTATCATGGTGGGTACAGTATGAAAACAGCAAAATAGAATACTGGGTACAGTATTTATATTGCGATTGCTCGAAGAGTGTACCCAGTATGCTTTACAGATGATTTATTAGCGGAAAAAGTCTAAAAATACATATCGAAAAAATTTATCTATACAGGAGGCGGTAACATGAAAGACAAACTCACCTGCTCGGAATGCAGAAAAAAGGACACATCCGAATGTCCAATGGCAAAGGCTGAAAGAACGGTCACGGGAGAGTTCTCAGGCTTTAAAACCGCATTCGAGGATTGGGAAGGGTGCAGCAGGGGCGAAGGCCGGCGAATGGCGCTGCAAGCAATTTTTCAGGGAAAGCGAGGCCATAGAAATTGAACAAGGCGCTTCTGTCGTCTAAAAATATGTGTTGGTGTACGCCGCAGGATTTTTTTGATAAGTTGAACCAAGAATTTCAATTTGTTCTGGACCCCGCGGCTACCGATAAGACAGCGAAATGCCCCTTATACTATACGCCGGAGACAGACGGGCTTTCACAAAGCTGGGACCGCGGCGGCGCGGTATTCTGCAATCCGCCTTATGGGCGCGAGATTGGGAAATGGGTGAAAAAGGCGTTCATAGAGGCCCGCGGGGGCTTTCCAATCGTGCTGCTCATTCCAGCGCGGACGGACACGAATTATTTTCACGATTACATTTATGGGAAGGCGGAAATCAGGTTTGTGCGAGGGCGTTTGCATTTTACGGACGATGACGGCAACGCCGTAAACGCCGCCCCTTTTCCCTCGATGGTGGTTATCTACAACGGGGGCCGGTGAAGGAGGAAGAGTGATGGACATAGAAAAACTGATTGAGAAGCTGCGCACAGAAAGCTTATACAAAGACAAAGCGACGTTAGAAATCATGGATTTGTGCATGGAAGCCGCGGATAAGCTGGAAAGAATCAATGATTTTGATAAAAGCCAGAGCGCAAAGCTGCTTGCTGAAAACGGCAAGCTGCGTGTAAAGCTTGAAGAAGCTAATAACCGTTTAGCCGATTACGAAGATACAGGGCTTAAGCCTGGGGAAATTAAGAGTTTACAAGGAGAGTGGAGTGTTAACCTGAAAGCGTTAGAAATGTACCGAGACTATTTTCCTGACCCGCAAGGAGGCCGAGGTGGCACTGAAAAAGGAGGGGCAGTGAAGGGAGAAAGAGTGATGAGAATGAATAAACAAAAAGGCTGGCCGCCCTGTGCAAGATGTGACCAATGGAGGCCAATCTCGTGTGAGTGCAAGGCGATCAACGAGCAAGGGGTTGCTCCCTGTCAGGTTATGAGCCGTAAGCTGTTTAATCATTTAGCGGAGGAGAATGAAGATGGCTGAATACATAGAACGTGAAAAGCTCTTGTCTCATTTGTTCAACAAGCAGGACAAGCCGCTGGACGTAATGAGGGAGATTACAGAGTTTCCCGCCGCTGATGTTGCCCCGGTGAGGCACGGGCATTGGATAACAGGGTTTGAAAATTTTTCCCCATATCAAAAATGCAGTACCTGCGGGCTTGAAATTCCACTTAAAGCAACAGAAGGCGATATGGAAATCTGTCTTTACAGGTTTTGCCCCAACTGCGGCGCTCGCATGGATCAGGAGGAAGAAGCATGAACCCCGCGGCAAAATGGCTTTTTGACTTATATAAAGGATCGGGCCTCACGAAACAGAAGTTTGCTAAAAGGTGCGGGATGTGCGCAATACAGATCAGCCGCTGGGAGCACGGAGAACAAGACCCGTACCCGGTCAGCATTAGAAAAGCTGGCGCCGCATTTGGCGTTGAACCCCCGGAGGAAATTATAGAGGCGGCGGAAGCAGCCGGTCGAAGCAGGCGCGTTAAAAAAGCGCCGCAAGTTCCAATCGCAGAACAGAAGGGAATAGACGTTCCCAATAAGGACAAAGAAAAGGCCTCCCGTTTTCAATACGACGGGAAGCCCCGGGAATTTTGCAAAAGGAACCGCTGTGAATGGATTGGCTCAGACGGGAAATGCCATCTTCCCTCTTGCCTGAATCTATAAATGCGGAATATCTCAAGGGCAAGCTGAGAAGGAGGAGGGATTAGGTGACAAACAAAGAATTGTCCCAGCTGTACTATTTAAATAAGGAAATCAAACAACTTGAAAGCAAATTGATGGAGTTAGAAACGACAGCCTACAAGGCAACCTCTAATCTTACCGGAATGCCGGGCAGTGGAAAATGCAGCGATAAGGTAGGACGATACGCGGCAGAAATTGCCGATTTAAAGGCGTTAATTAACCTCAACATTGAGAAGTGCTGGCATGAAAAAAGACGTCTTGAAAGGTATATACAGAGTATTGATGACAGCCTTATAAGGCAGATATTTCAACTGCGATATATTGAAGGAAAGAAATGGGAAGAAGTGGCGGACAAGATCAAAGGAGTTACGGCCGATTCAATCAAAAAGCAATGCTATAGGTATATCCGCCATTCTCAAAAAAATGTCCCATATGTCCCGAGAGAATATGATAAAATGGTATAGTAGAAATTTATAAAAAAATCTGTACTTATTCCGCTAAATTCTTTTCATACAAGGAAACGACCTTTTTTAGAAACGCCGCTCTGCTTTGTTCACCACGCAATGCTTCAATACGGTCAAAATCCTCATTGCGCAAATCCGCGAACCACCTTTTATAGGTTTTTTCGTTATAGCGGCGTTTTACTTCCGTTGATGTTTTTCCCATGTCTATCTCTCCTTACTATAAGCTTGAAAAAATTGTGTACTGGCCTGTACCAGAATCATACCGGATAGAACTATAGTGATGAGTTTGGACCATAAAGGCCATCGGAGGGCCACGCCAAAAATGAATATTAAGGATAAAGTCCAAAAAGATAAGTCTTTCTTTTTCATAAAGTAACCTCCATTGAAATTGGTTAAAAAAAATGCTATACTATATTTACCCTTAAAAAAGGGGCCGGGGCTTTTGCCCCGGCGGGTTGAAACTTTAGGATTTGAGCGCTGTTATCAATGCTGCGACCGCGACAATCGCCTTGATAATCAGTTCCGCAATTTCCTGGGGCTTCAGCCCTTTTTGTTTAGTTTTTTTGCTCGTACTCATCACCTCCCTTCCATGATTATAGTATACCATACTCGTACTAGTATGTCAAGCGTTTTTCTTAAAATTTTAAATATTTTTTCAAGCTCATGCCTTATGGCGTGGGCTTTTCTTATGCTCATTTTGAGGTGATATGCGTGGAAAAAGAAAAGCTTATAGGCGAATACCAGGCCGAGCTCAAAAAGGTAATGGACCGAATAGAAGAGGCGTTGGCAAACAGAAAGGAATGCATGAGCACAGAAGGGCGCAAGCGTCTTGCTCTTCTGTATGACATGCGAAATAGCCTCTGTTTCTCCCTGAAGGAATTGACAAAGGATTGATATTTATTTTAAAGCGTGGTGGTGATGTGTGGCAAAACGCTTGACAGATAGGCAAAAAAAGAAAATAGTGGCCGATTATTTGGAAAGCGAGAGCTTTAACGCTACAGCAAAAAAAAACGGTGTTTGCGGGCAAACCGTGCGTCGAGTTATAGAAGGATCTCAAGGAATCTCAGAAAATCTCAAACGAAAAAAAGAGGAAAACACCGCGGACATTCTCGCGTATATGGAAAGCCAACGCGGTGTTGTGTGCGAGATCATTGGCAAGGGACTAGCGGTATTAAACAGCCCAGAAAAGCTGGAAACGGCCACGCCTGCACAGATTACAACAGCCATCGGCACGCTGATTGATAAGTGGGCAATGGTTTCCGGAGAGCCTGCTGATGCGATAAAAGAGGATGGCTTAAGCAAGAGTCTAAAAGAAATGGCGGAGGAGCTGGAGAGTGATGATTAGCGCAAAACAAAAGAAAATTCTCGCTTTCTCTTATTCCAGCTATGACGCAATTATATGCGATGGCGCAGTCCGCTCCGGCAAGACCTCCATTATGATGTGGGCGTTTGTCGGCTGGGCCATGCGGGAATTTAGCGGTCAAAGATTCGGCGTTTGCGGGAAGACCGTAGACAGTGCGAGTAAAAACATCGTTGTTCCCTTTATCTCCATGAGTCTTGCTAAAGAGCGCTATGTTCTACGCTGGCGAAGATCAGACAAAATCTTAGAAGTGCGCCGTGGAGCCGCAATCAATTTCTTTGAAGTATTTGGAGGTAAAGATGAGAGCAGCGCGGCGCTTATTCAGGGCCGTACATTGGCCGGGGTGCTGCTGGACGAGGTAGCGCTCATGCCGCGTTCTTTTGTTGAGCAGGCATTGGCCCGGTGCTCTGTAGAGGGGGCTAAAATGTGGTTTTCTTGCAACCCTGGTAGCCCGCAACACTGGTTTTATCTTGAGTGGATAAAGCGGCGCGAGGAGCACAACGCTTTGTATCTGCACTTCACCATGCAAGATAATCCAGGACTTAGTAATAAAATTATAGAGCGATATGAGTCTATGTTCTCTGGTGTGTTCTACGACCGTTATATTCGGGGCTTATGGGTATTAGCAGAAGGACGGATTTATGACATGTTCCGGAAAGAAAGGCATGTCGCAGCCTCCCCGCCCGGAGCGTGCGGCCTGTACTACATTAGCATGGATTATGGCACGCAAAACCCCACCGCCATGCAGCTTTGGGGGAAGCATGGCGGCGTTTGGTATGCTCTGCGCGAATATTACTACTCGGGCCGGGAGCGGAAGAAGCAACTCACGGATGAGGAATATTATACAGCGCTGGAAAATCTTGCGGGCCCCCTCCCCATTCGCGGGGTGATTGTGGACCCATCCGCGGCGTCTATGATTGCATGCATTCGCAATCATGGGCGCTTTTTAGTGTTCCCAGCGGACAACGCCGTGTTGGATGGTATTCGGGTGACAGCCAACGCCCTCCAGAGTGGAAAAATCAAGATCTGTGAAAGCTGTGAAAACACCGTGCGGGAATTTGAGGCGTATGTATGGGACGAAAAGGCCGCCGGCCGGGGCGAGGACAAGCCGCTGAAAATAAACGACCACGCAATGGACGCCATGCGCTATTTCTGCATGGAGGTATTTGGGCGGCACAGCCCGCAATTTGTGTCAATAGGAGGAAAATAAATGTTGACCAGCCTGGATTTTTTAAAAGCGGGAGAGCAATGGCCGCCAAGATCGGAGAAATACCGTTTGGATAGATATCAGGATAACCGGGCTCTTTTCGAGGACGATCATGCCGAAGTGTACAAGGAGCAGTTCAAACGCATTGAGCGGGTGATCGGAAACTTTTCTCAAGTGGTTTCTTATGCAGTGTTATTCAACTATCAGAAGCTAATCTCGTTGAAAATTGCCGACCTAGTGTTTGGCGAGCCTCCCAAGATTACGGTAGCGGACGAAAAAATCCAGAAGGCCGTGGACGAGATTTTGGTTGAGCAGGAGGTGCTCAATGCGGCCTATGAAGCTGCGATCGATGTAAGCCGGTACGGGGATGGGCTGCTCTTACTGTCCAATCAGGAAAACATGCCGGCGGTAACGGCTTCCAGTCCGGCCCACTGGTTCCCGGTAGTGGACGCATGGAATTTAAAACAGATTCGCTTTCACGTATTCGCCTGGGCTTATCCGCTGGATTCAGAAGGCGAAAAGTGGGAGCTGAAGGTTCAAATACACAATCCCGCAGAACCTTCCTCCTGCGAACAGCACCGCTACAGCCTGGAAGGAATTAAAGGGGCCTGGAAAATCGGACGTGAGATTGCCCGCCCGGAGGAGGCGTTGCTGGAGACCAAGCTCCCCGTCTGCCCGGTGTTTCGGGTTTCCAATGTCAAGACAACGGACCGCCTGTTTGGAATCGACGACTACCAAAGCATTGACAGCATTGTCTCTGAGCTTATGGTGCGCGTGTCGCAGATCAGCAAAGTGCTCGACAAGCATGCGAACCCCAGCATGAGCGGCCCGGAGGGTGCAATGGAGCTGGACAACGCCACCGGGGAATGGCGTTTTAGAATCGGCGATTATTACCCGAGGAGAAGCAACGATGAACCGGACGTGAACTATATCACCTGGGACGCCTCTATGGACGCCAATTTTAAACAGATTGAGATTTTGACAAACCAGCTCTATACCATTTCAGAAATGGGCAGCGCCATTTTTGGCGATGTCACCGGGAAAACGGGAGAGGTCCCCAGCGGGTCCGCTCTGCGCCGGCTGATGATGTCGCCGCTTGCCAAGGCCCGCCGGGTGTCCAACAGCTTCGACCCCGTCTTGAAAAAGCTGATTTCCGCTTGCGCGGCTTTGAAGGGCATTGCCGTTGACGCCAAGGATATTACCATCACCTGGAACGACGGACTGCCGGATGATGAGGCTGAGAATGCCAATATTATGGCTGTCCGAACCGGGAACCGTCCCACCATCAGCCAGCATACCGCCATTCGCAGGCTGGACGATATGTCCGAAGAGGAGGCGGCGGCGGAGCTTGATGAAATCCGGGCGGATGACGCGGCGGCGGACATGGGCAGTGCGCCTCCAGCGGAAACCGAAAACGAGAGCTTTGAGGAAAAACCGCCGGAGGAGCTCCTGCCTGGCGGGGATGAAGCGTGACAGCGGCGGAAGAGCTGGAGAAGCTCTATGAAGCGGCGGAGAGAAAGCTGGTTGAAATAATTGCCCGGAAGGCGAGCGCCGGCTCGGCGGCAGCTTATGAAAGGCAGATATTAAAGCAGGTTTCCGCGGAACTGAAGAAGCTTCGCCGGGCCACGCCGGAGCTTGTGCGGCAGATGGTGCTGAGCGGCTACCGCGCCGGGCTTGAAGGCGCGGTGGAGGACATCTTAAAGGTTGACCTATCCCTCCCCCATTCATACAATCTTTTTTCAAGGGTAAATACCCGTCAAATTGACCTTATTGTACAAAACACGGTCGACAGCCTGACAAAAGCAACCCGCATTGTCGGGCGCAGGATGGAGGATGAAATCCGGGCGGCGGGCCTGCGCGCCGCCGCGCTCAAAGAGGCAACCGGCGGCACGGTGGGAGATATGCAGAAGGATCTGGAAAAGCGACTGCTGGGCCTGGACCTGCGCCAAGCCGGCGGGAAAATAGGCGTCCGATACAAAAACGGGAAAGTGGTTTCGCTGAAGGATTATTCCAAGATGGTCGCGCGAACCACCACGGCGGAGGCGCAGAACAAGGCCAAAATTGTACAGGCGGAGGAGTGGGGCTATGATTTGGCCGAATGCACCACCCACGCCCCGACCTGCGAGGTCTGCGCCATGTACCAGGGCCGGGTGTATGCCCTCACAAAGGAAGCCGCGAACGGCAAACACAAGGGGCCTGGCGGTGAGCCGCTGCGCTTCCCCTACCTTTACGACACAGCCCTTGTCCACGGCTATGAAACCATTCATCCAAACTGCCGGCACCGTTTTATTATTAAGCCGCCACAGGCCTATACAAAAGTGGAGCTGGAGAAATTATCCCGGCATAGCATGCAGCCTTTCCGGGACACCCGCAGCGACGCGGAGCGCAAGGCGTACGCCAAGGAGCAGGCCGTCAACCGGGCAAGGAACGCCGACCGCCGGGAATGGGAAACATACAGGCGCGCCCTCCCGGACGAGGCCTATGCCAGGTTTTCAGATTTCAGGCGCGCTAAGCAGGCAAATTCCCAGCAGTATCAGGAGCTGAAATCAAATTTTCAAAAACAAAATAGATATTCCCAAAATATTAACTCATATGAAGAAACTGCGCAAAAAATTTTTAGCCTTAGTAAGGAAAAATACGGTGAGGGGGTGACAATGAGTGCCGCTAGTAGTACACTAGACTCGGACGACGAAAAGGCTATTTATGATTACATGTCCTCAGGAGTTGCCTATAGCTTAAATGCTTCTCTCCGCTCGGGAATTCCTTTATCAGAACAGCAGGAACTCATAAAACAAAATATTGATAAGGCTTTATTAAAACTTCCAGATTACACAGGCGTTGTTTATCGTTCTTTATCCAGCGAATACTTGGATGTGTCACAATTTTTTAGAGATCATAGTGAGGGGAATTTGATTCGTTATGATGCATTTACGTCTACCAGTAAAGAAATTTATGACGAAACAATGGATATACAAATAGTTATGAAGGTAAAGCACGGGAAGGATATTTCTAAATGGAATGATAATGAATCCGAAGTTCTGTTGCCAAGGGGAACACGTTTTTGTGTTATTAAGACAGATGGAAAGACGATTTATATGGAGGAATTATAATGGAATCAGACATGAAAACAAACCGTTTCTATTTTACGCCAGCATATACTTTACCCAAATGTAATGTTTGTAAGCATTATCAGAGATATGGCAAATGCGAAGCTTTCCCTAATGGAATTCCAGTTGAGGTCTTAGACCAAGAAAATGTTTATCCATCATGCAACGGAAAGGATAGTTTCCACTTTGAAAAAAGAGAATGATTTTTACGACAATTACTCCTGTAGGATCACATTTAAATACACTTGAATGGGCATTAACCGCCCGCCGTAAGGCAAGGCGGTATTTTTATGCCCATTGATCCCCGCGAAAAAGCGTTGCCCGGGAGGCGGCGCTTTTTTATATATTTTTAGAAATTGCGCCTGGCGCGCAAAGGAGGAAACAGCCAGATGCTGAAACCAATGAATATTCAACTGTTCGCCGGGGAAGGCGAAGAAAACACCGCGCCGGAAACGGCGGGCAAAACCTACTCGGAGGACTACGTGCACAGCCTCCGGAATGAGTCCGCCGGGTACCGGACAACCGCCAAAATGTACGAGGGAGCCCTGCGTTCCGTTTTGGGCCTGGGCGACGGCGAGGAAATCGGCGACCTGAACAGCCGGCTTTCCAGCTACCGGCAGGCCCTGAAGCAAGAGCAGGAAAACACCTTGAAAGCAGCCAACAGCCGCCTGGTAGCGGCGGAGCTTCGCAGCCTTGAGGGCTACGATCAAAAGCTGCTTGCAAGGCTGATTGACCTGTCGGGCGTACAGGTTGACGGCCAGGGCAACGTGTTGGGCGTTAAAGAGGCGGCAGAGGCCGCCGCAAAGGAGTTCCCGGCGGTAAAGGTCGCCCCGCGCGCCCAGTACGCCCCGCAAAATCCAGCCGGGCCGGAGCTGCCCGAGATGACGCCGGAGGCCTTTAAAAAGCTCTCCTATGGCGAGAAGTATGAATTTAAGCAAAAACATCCTGAAGAGTACAGAAAAATGATTGGAGGAAAATAATTTATGGCAGGTACATTTCTTGGGTTCCCTTTTGACGAGGAACTGTTTTACGACTCCTGGGGAGAAGCGCCCGACCCAGTGAGAACCGCTATTGTCGACAGCGGCGCAATGGTCAGCGATAGTGTTATTTCCGCTCAGATTCAAAACAAAGGCAATCTCTATACCATTCCGTTTTATAACGTGCTAGGCGGCGATCCTGTCAACTATGACGGGCAGACGGATATTACTTCAACCGAAACCGACGGCGGCAGCCAGACAGGCGTCGTCTTTGGACGCGCCAAAGGTTTTACGGCCCGGAATTTTACAGCCGAGTTGGTAGGAAACGACCCAATGGGGCATATTGCGAAAAGCGTCGCCCGCTTCTGGAATAAATACCGCCAGGGCGTGCTGCTGAAAATCCTTGCGGCTGTAACGGGTATTACGGGCGCGTCCGGCAACGCAAAGGTGTGGCACGACACACATATTGCCGACCTGGGCTCTACAACGGCCACACCGTACACCATTGGCGAAACCGACCTAAACGACTTGGCTACACAGGCGCTGGGCGATAACAAAAGCTTGTTTTCTCTGGCTATTATGCACTCCAACGTAGCAAAGACGCTGGAGAACAAGCAACTTCTGGAATATTGGAAATATACCGACGCAAGCGGAATCCAGCGCCCGATGAACATTGCCAGCGCGAATGGCTACACCGTTGTGGTAGACGATGGGGTTCCGGTTGCACAAGTCGGCGGGTCCGGAGACAACAAGGCGCTGAAAAAATACACGACCTACATCCTGGGGACGGGCGTCCTCCGCACGGCGGGCGCCAGGCTGGACCGTCCCAACGATGTTGACTATGATCCGGCTAAAAACGGCGGGCAGGAGACGCTTTATACCCGTATCCGCGAAACAATCCACCCGAACGGATTCAGCTTTAAGGCGCCTTCCTCCGGCTGGACAGAGTCCCCCACGGACGCACAGCTTGCGGCAACCGCCAACTGGTCGCTGCAATTTGACCCTAAGGCCATTCCAATTGCTTCGTTGATTACCAACGGCTAACGGGAGGAGATTGCTTTGCTGGTTGCCGGCGAGAATACCTACATCTCTACAGAGGAGGCGGACGGGCTTTTGCAGGGAGAGGCTGGAGAGGAACGCTGGAAAGCCCTCACGGATGAAAAAAAAGCGGGATATTTGAAAACAGCGGCACGGCATATAGATTCCCTCCGGTATGCGGGCCGCCCCAATCAGCCGTGCCAAAAAATGGCCTTTCCGCGCGCCTTCGCGGAAATCCCCGCGGCTGTCCGTATGGCCCAGGCGTTGGAGGCGCTGGCCCTTTGCGATACCCAGGCCGCCTATCGCAGAGAATTACAGGCGCAGGGCGTTTCCTCCATCAGCCTGGGGAAAGCTTCAGAAAGTTACCAAGGCGTCAACAGTACCGCCTCCTTAAAGCCTCTCCGGAGCACAGAGGCCCTCTTGCTTTTACAGCCCTATCTTTTAGGAAGCGGGGTGATTGTGTGAGCATATGGAGCACACAGTACGCCACAAAATGCGCTGTGTGGCATTGTACAGGGCTTAATAATCAGGGGGATAAGCTTTACAGTCCATCGCTAAAAGCGCCCCCAATACCATTCCTGGCGAGAATGGAGTATGACCGCAGAGAGGTGCTGGATAAGGACGGAAGCCGGGTTATTAGTGAGGCTTATTTATTAACCGATTATAAGCTCTCTTCATTAGACCGTGTTCAGGCGGATGGGCAAAGCTGGACGGTCAAAGCTGTTTCCCCAATCCGTGACATTTCCGGACGGCTCGACCATTGGGAGGCGGCGCTCTGATGGGACACAGGACAAAAATAGCGGAGGGCCAATACCTGCACGGGCTTGACGAAGCGGCAGAAAAGCTTCAAACACTGGTGGATGCTATGGCTGGAGCCAGTGCTCAGGGATTATCGGACGCTTCCCTTTTCATTTTAGGCGAGGCCGCCAAACGGGCGCCGGTTGACACCGGAAACCTGCGGGGCAGCGGCTATGTGGAGCTGGACGGGCAGCAGGTGGCAAAAGGCGCGGAGGGCGGGGGCTGCACCCTCACCGGCGCCGGGCCCGAAGACGCGGCCCACGCCGAGATCGGCTTTAACGCCAAGTATGCCGCGGACCAGCACGAGCAGGTTCACCTTTCCCATCCAAGAGGCGGGCAAGCAAAATATTTGGAATCTGTTTTGGTTGAGGAACAGGAACGGATTTTGGCAACGATAACCGGAAGGGTCGAGGAAGCAATGGGAGGCAGGCATAATGATTGAGGCCTTACAGACGTTTCTGGAAGGAAAGGGCTACACCAACATTTATTTAGACATGCTCCCCGCGGCGGAACGTCAGACAGACGTTATCAGCCTGTTTGAATGGGACCATACCCTGGGCGCAATTAACGACGGGACGGGCGTCCATTATATTCAGCTGCAAGTGCGCCGGGGAAGCTACGCTGAAGCCAAGGCGGTCTGTACAGCGCTTTTTG